TACAAGCAAATTTAAAGAGATTGTAATTTTTGCCTCGTCAGATTCTGCATGGGCGAACAGGGTAGAAATTGGTCGGACGATGGGTACGCAATTTGTTCATGATGCGTCAAACAGTGCTGATGCCGTTGCTGTAGGTGACGCTAGATTCTACTGGGTTCGCGCTCTTGCGTATGGAACAGGTACTGGGTCATTTGTTGAGAGCGACAGAAACCCAGATAATGACGTTAGTAATATTTCAGCAACCGTAGGCCCAAACAATCCAGACTACTCAGACATTGTTGATGACACCCCGGCGCAAGCTGCGCCTACCGCACTGACGCTCACAGAAACAACCGCTTTAGGTAATGATGGTTCAGTTTTGCCAGCGGTATTGGTCAGGTGGACTGCACCCAATCCTAATACATACGTTTCGTTTTATGAATTAGAATTCAAACGCACCAGCGTTGGCGAAATAGATTATGGATCAATTGCCAGCGGCTACACTTCTACGATTGACTACGGTTCCGTGGCGGCTGGGACAACTACAGAATTAAATTACGGCTCAGTGAGTGAAGCGGTAGTTGGCGGCGATGCCGTGTTTAGCAATATTGCGGTATACGGCACTAATACCACTATTGCGGGTCTGGTCGAGCTACAAGAGTACACATTTAGAGTTAAGGCGGTAACGCTTACAGGCAAGACCAGCGGCACAATATCAAATACGCTAACACTACAGGGCGACAACACCCCTCCCTCGTTGCCAAGTACCGTCACAGCCACGGGCGGCATTCAACAAATAACACTTAACTGGGAAAACCCATCTGACTCTGACTTTGCCTATGTAGAGATATTTGAGAACACCACGAACAATCAGGCAGGGTCTACGCTAGTCGTTCAAACTCCATCTGATAACCACACGATTGCAGGGCTAGGTAATTCTGTCACCAGATACTATTGGCTGCGTTGTGTGGATAGGTCGGGCAACATCTCTAGTTTCACCGCTGGGTTTAACGCGACTACTCAGAAGATTGGCTTAGATGATTTCACTCAGGCTGTAATCGACCAGTTTGAGGCAGGTGATGCGTTTGGTATTGCTCCGGTAACTTCTATTGCAGCTTTAGGTACTGGTGACCACGTTGGACAGATTAAGTTCTTGACCACAACCAGCACGCTATATGTATGGACGGGTTCAGCGTGGACAACAGACCTATACACAGCGAGTAACGTAGATCCTGGGTCTATCACTGCGGCATCATTCGCTGCTGGCATAGAGCCTATTTCAGCGGTTACAACCCTACCATCGCCTGTAGGTTACACTGGGCCTAAGACTGTTTTCCAAACGTCAGATGCCAAGCTTTACCGATATGATTCGACGGTGCCTGAATTTACCACGTTAGTGAAGACTACAGATCTCAGTGGTACGTTGGGCGATAACTTATTCAGTGACACGCTTAGACCTGTTGAGCGCGTAACCACACTCCCTACCACAAACTTAGTAACTGGTCGCATTGTGATGCTGACCGCTGACTCTAAGATCTATCGGTATAACGGCACAAGCTGGACATCTTCAATTGCTGCGGCAGACCTTAGCGACCAACTGAATCTAGCAACTCAAGCAGCCGGTTTGCTGCCAGAAGCTAATGCTTCATCTGGTTTAAAGAATGCCAATGTGACTATGAACGCTGATGGCACACTGTCTGGGGCGGGTTCTGGTCAAGCTACACTAGGTGGCTTGGGTGCGGGGGCTGTTGCAAGTTTAAATACAATTACCGAAACCTACATTGGCTCTAATGCGATAACAGCGGGCAAGATTGCAAGCAACGCGATAACCGCAAATAAGATTCTGGCAGGGGCGGTCACTGCCGCAAAGATTGGCGCTTTAGCTGTTACTGCTGACAAGATTTCCGCAGGGGCTATAACTGCCGACAAGATTGGCGCGAGCGCGGTAACTGCTGACAAAATAACAAGCGGGGCAATTAGTACAGACAAACTCGCCGCTAACTCTGTGAATGCCGATAAGATCGCAGCTAATTCTGTCTCAGCGTCAGAGATTGTGGCGGGCAGCATAACCAGTTCAGAACTAAACACTTCTCAGGTCTTTGCTGATTCTGCTGTAGTTGGTCAGATTCAAGCATCAGCAATTACCACGGCGGCAATCACAGCAAAGGTTGCAAACGTAGAGTTTATTCAGTCCAACAACATTGCTTCAAACGCAATCACAGCCGGTAAACTAGCCGCGTCCAATGTGGTTACTGCCTCAGCGCAGATCAGTGATGGCATAATCACAAACGCCAAGATCGGCAGCGTGATTCAGTCTAGCAACTATTCTGCTGGCTCTGCTGGCTGGATAATAAACAAAAACGGCAGCGCAGAATTTAACGGCGTTGTGATATCAAGGCAGTTGCTCGTTGACTCTGGGACGTATTCAAAAGGCAGTTTCACTGGCAGAAAAGTGCCATATAGTTCTGCCGATAATGGCATTGGCTTAGACGAAACTGATTACATTGAAACGAATACCAGCACAGGGGCGTGGGGGTCTAGTAATGAAACTTTCATTGCCGTTATAAGTATGACTGGCTCTGTCAGTGCTTACAATCAGGACGTAAGTAGCAGACCTACAGAAATCCAGTGGGGTGTGCAAAGTGAGGTTTTCGCCTTCACTCGGTGGTCTGGAACTCCAAAAATATATATTCGCGCAGATATGTATACGCGAAACGTAAACGGCGGCAGCAACATCATTTACGGTTGGAAATTATATAAGGTCACATGATGGAAATTGGTCAGGTTGTAAGTGGGGAAGAAAATCAAGACGGCGTATTTTTGAACGTAATATCTTCAGTTGGTGATGAAACCTGCACGATAGAGGTTAAGGAATATAAACCAGATCACGCAGAGTTTGCGTGGGCATTAGAACAGTTAAGAAACATAGAGGCATAGCATGGCTACTCAACTACAGATACGACGCGGCACAACTGCCCAGATGGGTGCTTTCACAGGCGCAGAGGGTGAGTTAGCTGTTAACACAAGCACTGACACAGTACACGTTCACGACGGCGCTACTGCTGGTGGCTTCGCATTGGCTAAGGCTGATGGGTCGAACATTGGAACCTATGCAGGGTCGTTCACTACGCTGGCGGCGAGTGGTGCCGTCACATTGTCTAGCACCCTGACGGTTACTGGCGAAATCACAGCCAACGGCGGCATAGACATTGACAACATCAACATTGACGGCACTACGATTGCCCTAAGCTCTGGCGACCTTACACTAGACGTTGCAGGAGATATTGTTCTTGATGCTGATAGCGGAGCTTTTAGATTTAAGGACGCAGGAACAACTTTAGCTACGTTTACTTCTGATAGTGGAAGTATGGTTTTGTATAACGCCACAGCAGACAAAGATTTAATCTTCAAAGGCAACGATGGTGGCTCAACTATCACAGCCCTCACCCTTGATATGTCAGAAGCAGGAGCGGCTTCGTTTAGCGGCAACGTGGGAATCGGGACTTCAAGTTTTAGTCACAAATTAGAAATTAGAAACGATGTTGCAGCCAGTGCTGATTTAGACCCCACATCTATCAAGTTATATAACAACTCAGATGGTGGTTCAGCTATTGAGTTTTCTAATGGTGTAGCGGGTAAGTCAAAAATATCTTTTGGGGTTGAATCTACAGGAGCAGGCACAGACGATTCTTATTTAGGTTTTAGTACCGCCGCAAACGCTGGTTCACTAACAGAACGCCTTCGAATTGCCAGTACAGGCGCTTTAACATCCACAGTTGCCGGTGGAATATTTGAAACTAGAGCAGACGGTGGCGGTTTCAACTACAAACAGACTTTAGATGTAGCTACTGCTGGGTTAAGTATTACTGGTCAATCCAATCGGGGTGACGTAGCTGCCATTAGACTTTACCAGACGGCAACAGGTGCTGATGGCGGCTATATACAATTTGACACCAGCAACTCAGGATCAACAAACCCATCGCAGAAGGCTCGCATAGACAGCGCAGGCAACGTGGGTATTGGCGTAGTGCCTAGTGCTAAGTTGCATTTGAAAGCAACTGATAATAACTATTCAGGTGGTTTTAGATTAGAAGGAACGGATGAAACTAGTGCACTAGCAATTACACACGTAAATGGAGACAACTACTTTTCGGGTAATGCGACAGATGACCATTTAGTTTTAACAGGGACAGGCA